TATTATCATGTATCCTCGTCATCGTCACCAAATAACCCTGCGCCATACCCTTCATCAGCATCCTTCATTTTCAGAGCCTCTAGCTTTAGGGCACGGTCAATGATTTTTGCTTTGTCCGTCAGGGTAGCAGTAGGGTCAACCATTACTTGAGCAAGCAGTTCGTTGATAGCTTTCTCTAATGCAGGGTTGATACCCTTTTCAGCCTTCTTCCTGCTCATCGCTTCATCTTGCGAGGAGTGGTGCGGGTCATGGGCTTGGCTTGTTGTTTCATCATCATGCGGTTGTAGTCCTCAGAAGCACGAGCCTCATTCGCACCACCTTGACGAGCCATGCGGTCAATATCAGCTTGAGTGGCTTTACCCATAGATTGCTTTGCGTATTCGTTGTTCATGATTTTCTGTCCTTCCGTTTAACTTTTCGTGCTGTCGTGAGTGCAATAGCAATCGCTTGCTTTTGCGGCTTACCTGCCTTCATTTCTCTACGAATGTTGGCAGAAATGGTTTTCTGACTACTACCTTGTTTGAGTGGCATTTCATTCTCCTTAAGGAATTCCTGCTAGTTGACTAATTTTGCTGACACCTGCTTCACCAATTAAAAGAGTTGCCAAAACACCCGTTATCACCCTTGTTCTGGTTGTTTTGTCTGATATTTTTTCAAGTTGCTGAACTTGCTGGCGTAATACTTGAATCTGTTGTTCAGACAAAAGTTGAGCGCCTGCTTTTTGTTCGGCTTCTCTGATTTTTGGCAACACCGTATCTTCAAATGTTTTGATGGCGGTGTTTGGTTTTGCACTTGCCAAAGCCTCGACAGAATCTGAAAACAATTTTTTGCCTTCAGAAATACCTTTGAGCTTGGTGGCTACTTGCTTATCAACCTCGTCTGCTTGTTTTGCTATTGACTGTTGAGCGGCCTTTGATTCTTCTGCAATTTGACCTGCGGATGTGGCTCGGCGTTCAGACTGCCTTAATGCGCCCAAATAACGGTCTGTAATTTCTTTTCTAACAAGCGGCATCTCATCTAAGACAGCACGATTCTTACGCAACAAGTCTTCAACTGCTTTTGGTGTTTTTGCAGTTTCAGCCATGCCAGCAAAATATCTGCGAGCTGCTGCTTCAGCAACTTGCTTATTACCACCAACAGCGTCAACAAACGTCTTATACTTTTCAGGGCTGCTAAATATGTCGTTTGCAATTTGCTCTGCTGTTTTTGTATAGTATTTACCAGCGGCATCTTGAGTCTCTGTAAGTCCCTTGCCAACCTTTGTTCCATGTGACTCAATGGTCTTTGACAACTTTTTGTAGTCATCCAAATACTTTGCAAAGTCACTTGAATAAGAGCGCATTTGTTCTGCAAGACTTTTGTACATGTCTTTTGCAAAACCTTGACCGATAGCTTTGTAGCCTTCTTCTGGCAACCCAAAAGCAGCGTCACCAAGTCTTCTTCTGATAACTTCTAATCCTTCAAAATCTTTAGTTGCAGCAAGGTCATTACGCAACTGATTGATTGAACGGATGTAATCAGTTGACCCGCCTTTAGCAATCAGTTGGTCAATATTAGAAACCAAAGGCTGAGTATCTACAAACTGACCAAGACTTTGTTTAAGTGCCGCTTCATTTTTAGCATTGGAAAAACTTGTTTTAGCAGCAGCATCACGTTGAGATTTAATTGATTTAACAAAGTTCTCAGCTTGCTCACGTATGAAATTACCAATTTGTGTAGGTGTTTGCGGAATAGGTTTAAACCCACCAGCTTCAGACAAAGTACGAACACCTGCAAGTTCTTTTAATGACCTACCGCCTGTAGCTTGAGCTTTAGCTCCAGCAGTAGTAGCCATTGCTTCACGAGCCTTTTGAGCTTCTTGAGCAGCAAGCACTTGAGCCTGTTGTTCTTTCAATAATCTTTGTTGTTCTGCCTCTGTAGCCGACAATGCTTTGCCGCCTGTTGCTTCGGCTTCTCTAGCGGCACTAGCAACTTTTTGTTGTTGAGCTGTTGTTTTTCTACCCAACAACGTACTGGCTAAATCAGTTATTTTTCCTACTCCATATCCACCAAGTACTTGAGCGAGTTTTGCTCCACCAGCAATAGCGGGAGCAAGCTCTCCCAAACGCACAGAGGCCTCTGTACCTGGCGCTGGCGCTGGCAAACCTAACTTTTGAAATCCTGTTTTGACATTTTCTGAAGTTGGGAAAACAGTTTCATAGCCACGAAGTTTTGGGTCTTGAGATGGCAATGTAACCATAGACTCAATGTCGCCAGGCGTACCAAGAATAGAAGAACCAAGGCCATAAGCACCGCCATACAACTGTTCACCAAAAGATGGCTCTTGTTTTGCTGCAACAGGCGTAGTTGCATCTGGTGCAAACTCTCTTTGCTTCTTTGCAACAGGCTCGTCAGGTGCGTATTCTCTTTGTTTCTTTGCAACAGGCTCCATTATTTTGCATCCCGATAAAATTTGTTGTCTTCAAATCCATAATCGTATTTCTCAGGTTCATAAGTGCCAAACCTTTTTATGGCCTCTTGCTGAAGGTTTGATGTGTCACCACCTGAAAACGACTCAATAAAATTTCTTGGCTGTTTATCAGGAACTTTGTATCCAGCGCCTTCATAACTAAGCTTCTTGTTTTCACCAATAGAACGTGAATAGTTAAGTTGGTCTTTTAATAAAGTCTTTACGGTATCAGCAGAATCAGATTTCTTAGCAGTGAAAGACTGGTAATTTTTTAATTCATTACCAGTCAATGTTGCGCCAAACAATGCGTGACGGTTAGGTGCTTGGAAACGCTCGTATCTTGACCACCAACTTATAACTTCTTGTGCTTTTTCATCGCCCAATCTTCTTTTTGCTTCGAATGCCAAATCAGCACCAAACCCTAATACACCGAAACTAGCAAACTCTGGTTTGAAATCTTTTAGTAATTGATTCAAGCCTATTTGTATGGAGTCCAAACCTTCTATTTCTTGCGCTTGTTTAGAAGTAAGAGTTTTACCCTCTTTTTCCTTAGCGCCGCCTACAGGTTTAACTTGCTTTTTAATAGCTTCACCACCCGCTGTCATCACAGGAGTAGCATTTGCATCTGCATCTACGGAATAAACAGTACCATCACTTCCTGTAACAAGTTGAGGTCTACCTGTTGATTTTGCTTGTTTGCTTGCAACTTCAAACATTTGGAAATACATCTTGTCCGCTGCCTTTAACAATTCCTCTGCATTTTTAGCGGCTGTTGCATACCCAAATTTATCTACATTGTTTTTGTAAAAATCAGCGCCTTGTTCTGCGGCAAGTATCGCTTGCTCAATCTTTGCAGAATCTCTATCAATAGAAGATAACTCGGCATTGCGTCTTGCGCCTTCAGCAACAACCCTTGCTCGTTCACGCAAGTTACGAACACTCAAGTCAAATACTTCTTTTTCTTTCTTGTAAACATCTTGTCTGCCTTTTTGATAGCCTTCTAACATGCCATTCATGGCAGACATGGCTCTCATAGCATCTCCTTTGCCACCAGAACCAATACCCCATCCAACGACACCTATCAATCCATACAAAGCAGCTAATTCTGTAGCCGTGTTTTCAGAGGGAATAAATGCCGTATCTTGAGTTTGTTGTTCTAGAGTTTCTAAAGGCTTGTATGCTTCTTCTATCGCAGCCTTTTGTTTGCCAAGAGCTTCTTTTTCAACTTGAAGTCCCTTTGCTTTTTGTTCTTGTTCAAAAGCAAATTTTGAAGCAGAAAAATCTTTCTCTTTCTGCTTTGCTTGCGTAACAGACTCTTCGTATGGCTTCAACATAGTTGAGCGTTGAGCCATCATTTGTCCCAAATCAGGAGTTGGGTTAGAACCAACCATAGTTTTTACAGCAGCATCTTGAGCCATAGTTACCTCTGAGTTGGGGTTGGTTGACCAGCAATTACATAATTGGGTTGAGGCATCATAGTTCTAATGATGTTGTTGTAATAACTGTTTGTCATTTCATTTACTACTTGGTCAGCTTGTAAACCTGTTTTGATAGCACCAAGAGAAATTTGGTCACCAATGCCTGAAAGTTTTAATCCATAGTCATACTGTTGTTGCAGTAATTGACCACGCAGAGCCTCAATTCTTGCGGCATTTTGTTGTGCACCTACACCACCACGGGAAGAGGCGGCTTGTGCAGCTTGTGCTTGTGCAGCTTGTAACTGCTGTCTAGCTACAGGAGTAAGTTCACCAGCTTGAGCTTGACGCTGTAGTTCTGCGCCTTTTGCTTGGTAAGGTTGTGCAAGAGCTTGTATTTCAGCTTTGCCACGTTGACCTTGTTCTCCTGCTTTACTGACAGTTCTAGCGCCAAGTATGGCTTGAATACCACCCAAACCAAGTCTAGCCAAAGTCTCTTCTTTCATACCTGTAACTTTGGACAGGCGCTCCATAAGACCTAAATCTTCAGGAATTTTAGGTGCTTGAGGAGCTTCAGGTTGAGGAACACTAATAGTTGTTGGAAGCTGTGGTGTAGCGTACAAAAGATTAGGATTTAGTTCAAAACCTTGACCTTCTGAATATGGTTGAGCAAAAGGTCGTGCTCCTGGCTGCATCCCATATGAGGCTTGACCCATGCTGTAATAATCTTGAGGGGCAAATGAAGCTTCTTGCACAGGCGCTGGCGCTTCTACTTGTGCAACAGGTTCGAAAGAAGACATTTGCGGTGCTGGCTCTGCTCTTACATCTCCATAATCGTAAACAGGATTTTCATAGTCAAAGGCAGGAGCAAAAGTAGGTACACCTGTCTCTGCGTCAGGCATACCACTACCACCCCTGTTTCTTAATAGTTGTGCTTCTTCAGGAGTAATGTAGGCAAGCATGTGGTTTTCAGGTGCTTTTGCTTGTAGCAAACGAGCAATCTGGCGCACATCTGCACCAACACGAGTCATGTTTTTAAGTGTTGCCATTTATAGTCCTAGCGCATCTTTAAGACGCAAAGATTCTTCGTTCCACACAGTCTGACGCTTTTTACCAGATTCTTTACTTTCTATCTCACCCCTACCCCCTAATCCTACAGAAGTGCCTGTAGTTGTGCTAGAGGTAGGTATTCTCTCTACTGTTGTGCTAAGCGACTGCGACAAAGTAGATGGTTTTGTACCGCCATAAATAAATAAACTAGGCCTATATCTGCCTTGTTCGTCTACAGGAGACTTGCTTTCTTGGGAAGAAACATCTGACTCAGGGGTTCCCGTTACAGAAACCTCTGGCAAAGTAATGTCTGTATCTTGTACGGTTGTAGGCTCCCGCTTGCCTGTGACTGTTACTTCTTTGAGAGAAGGTGTTGTTTCACGTTTGCCAGTAACAACAACAGTTCCATCAGGCTGTCTGCCACGAACAGATACATCAGGAGAAATAATAGAAGTATCTTGTACGGTTGGCTCACGCCGACCAGTAACAACAACTTCTCCTAATTGTTGACCAGAATCAGAAACTGTTCCTGTGTCAGCCGAAGCTATACCTTTTTTTGCTCTTTCAAGCGCAGCATCTTTAGCCGCTTGTTGAGAAGAATACTCACCCGCCGCACCTACTAACGCACCAGTAGTACCGCCAACAACAGCGCCACCAGCCGCCGCACCCGCTACACGACTTGTTTCACGGCTTACATTTACACCCTGCAAAGCAGAAGTCAAACTAGAGCCTGTCAAGGCCGCAGCCATGTTTCTTTCAATATCTTCTTTAGTGCCACCTGATGCAGCAGTCTTTGCCGCAGAAGCACCTATAGATGTAAGAGCGTCTGCAACCTGTGTAGAACCAACATAAGGCAACATGTAATCTGCTACTACAGGCGCACCTGTACTTGTTACCGCATTAACAGTTGCATTCTTTAAAGCAGTTTCAAAAGGTACGCCCTGCGCTGTTTGTAATGCAGTAGAGGTAAGAGCAGTAGCAACAGCAGTTTGATAAGCCGCAGGGACTGCTGTTAAATAAGGGCCCAAAGAAGAAGCAATGCCTGGCATGTAATACGCCATAGCTATTTGAAAAATAGGATTTGGTAGAACCTCTTTTTTTACAACATCTTCTGCTTTAGCCAAAGTTTTTGAAACTGGCTGAACAACAGGTTGAATAATTGCGTCATCAACTTTGGCAACGACTTTGACAGGGTCAACTTTTGCAACTGTTTTTTTAACGAATCCCATTACAACACCACCTTTGCAAGATAAGTATGATGCACACCATCAGTAATTGTTATATTTTTTGGTGATGTTGTGCGGAAAATTAATTCATTTATTTTAGGGTTACTGTAGTCAGTTTCTGCTGTTTTAAACCCTTCTTTTCTCAGAACATCGTAAAAGTTAGATACATTCTTTACCAAGTTATCTGCGGTATCTGCATTAAAACAATGAAACTCGGCGTGTCTATCGCTGACTTCCAAGTAAAGAATCAAAGTGTCACCTTCTCTAACAACAGATGCGTTTTCATTTTTTATTGCGTCTTCTATTATTTCTCGCAATTTATACGCATCAACCCCTTGTGAGTTTCGCACTGCATCTATCTCAAGAATTCTGAAATCAGTTAACTTTTCCATGTCAGACACCTAAAGCCGTAGCTATCTGTTGATGAATAGTTTGGTGAACACCAATCCAGTCATAGAAATCTTCTTCCACATTCCAGTCACTGTCGAGCAACTGAAAGGGATTGTCCAACCCTAATACGCTTGCCAACCTCTGATGCTCTTGGTTATGCACAAAAAGCCAGTCATCCAAGTTATCGTAGTCAGCATCTGTTAACGGATACTTCTGCACAGCAATACCGTTATCTCCCAAGATTTCGTAGAACAACTGGTGCTGCACACCATTTTCAAACAAAAACTCTCCCAGTCCGTCCTTGTCGCCGAATTTCACATAGGATAAAACTTCGAAATTCGTAGATTTACCCTGCCTTTCGGGTTGTTACGGCTTTTTCAATCGGCCAACCAAGTTTTATTCTGTTCCATACAGCGCCTTTAGTAAGTCCAAGACTTACAGCCCATTCTGCGGCAGTTTGTGTAATTCCGTTATGTGTCAAGTGCATACAATTTTTTCTGTTTGCTTGTTGTTGAGCAGGTGTTGACCAACGGCAATTTTCTTTGCTGTAGTCTTTGCTGTTGTCAATCCTGTCCAAACTCATGCCTTCTGGACGTTCTCCCATGTCTGACAAAAATGTATTGAAATCTTCCCAAGAAGAATCAAAACCAATTCCTTTGCCACCATAGTATTTGTAACTTGGCATAGAAGGCAATGTGCATCTCATCTTCATAGAACGCCATGATTTGTACGTCCTTGATTTAGTCATCCCATGCGTGGTGTTGTTTTCTTTGTTTGAGTCAGTCAATAAACAACCGCAAGAACGAGTGACACCGCTCTTTAAATGACCACCCCAAACTTGGGTTTCATTCCCACAATCACAAACACAAACCCACTTTGCAACAGGTTTTTTGGAAATCAACTCTTTAACAACCAATCTACCAAAACGCTGACCAGTTTTATCTTGAAAAGGCATAGGCATAACACTCTCCTGTGTATTTAACATATGAGAATGTAACACCATGTTCATTTGTCAGCCTTGTTATCTAGCTTGTTGAAGATTTGTTTGAGAATATCTTTGATTTCAGCGATGTCAGAGCGGTAATCATCTTTTGCCACATACTCTTTAGGAAGTTCATTTATCTTGTCCTCCAGACGTTGAATTTGCTTTGTCATATTGTTAAATACAAAGACAGCAAGAAAGCCAGCTATGCTGACTACGGCGTTGAATATCTGTTGGTTATCCATGTTAGACAGCGTAGTAGGGGACTTTTACTACTGTCCCGTTAAGATTGACTTGCATGAATCCAGCAGGTTGCAGAGGCAGACTTGCTATTCCAAATGTCGCTGTTGTAGTTGTGTTTCCTGTGAAATTGAACACAGCAGCGTTTGTTGTGCCGCCAATGATGGTGACGTTAGAAATAGTGACGTTGCCTAAATTGGCTGTACTTCCACCCAACGCAATCGTTGTATTACCAATAACAACGTTTGAATTCTGAAGATTGCTGTTGCCTATAGCAATAGTGACGTTAGAAGCATTTGTTAATCGACCTTGTTGGTCTACGGTGAAGGAAGCAACATTGGTAGCACCACCATAAGTGCCTATAGTCACGGCAGTGTTTGCTAAAGATACAGTGCCTGTAGACGTTATAGGGCCACCTGTAAGGCCTGTACCTGTAGCTACGTTGCTGACATAGATAATCTCAGAGTTATCTACCTTTTGCCATACAGAACCGTTAAATACACACCAGTCACTCACCACCCAGTCTGTGATGCCGTTAAGGTTGGTAGAGCCAGAAACAGACACAACATAGTAGTCACCCTTTGTTCCAACGCTAGAGGCAAGAGCAGGATTATTGGCGGCAGCATCCCATGTACCCTTGTAATTGAGTGCGCCTATAACATTGAGAGAGGAACTGACTGTTTTTAACATGGTTTACCTCACAGGCCATCACCGCAAGTCACGTAAATAGTTGCATTTCCACTTGCTGTTACGCCTGTAAAGAAAGCGTTGGGTACGAAAGAGAGAATCTCATCTGTACCTGGCAACAGTGGAATAGATGTGCCCGTGGTAGTAATGACTGCGGCATTACTGTTTGCACTAGCTCCATCTGAGCCGTAACCTAGAAAGACAGTAACAGAACCAGCATTGATAATGCGATACTGATTACCACCAAGCGTGGTAGATACGGCTTGTACAGCAGTAGGTGCTGTTGTAGCCGCTAGAAAAGTGACAGTGTTACCTGTCCTTGTGAAGGCTTGAATTCCCATTATTCTGTTACCTCATCTGCGGGTAGTGGTGTGTTGCCCTCTTCAAGCCACTTAATATACTCAGGGTCATCAAGAGTTTTAGATTCAAAAAGGTCGCCGTTAACTCGGTAAACGGCGTTGCCTGCTCGTGTTAATTTCCAGTTGTTCATAGTTCAGCGCTCACAATCAGTTTTGCAGTGTTATTGCCGTTTGCTTGAAATAAAGCTGGTCTAAAAGCAGTTGCTCCGCTACAGCCAACTTCGTAAGAAATTGTTAAGGGGTGGGATTGGTCAATAGCTATGGAAGTGGCGGTATAGTTTGCAGCCCCATCAAACATATTAATTGCGCCGCTTGAAGTAATGCTCGTTGGAGCGGACCGCATTGTTACTGGAAAATAAGTAAAGCCCTTAAAAACGCTTGATGTTGAAAAGAATCCAAGACCAATTTTGGGAAAGTTTGAACCGCCTTGTGCGGCATCCCAAACAAAAGTATATCGCTGACACAAAGCCAACTCAGTCCCAATAGGTCTGTAATCAAAGCTCGTTGCTGTTGAGCCTTTTTCTAGCTGTACGCCTGTGATGTAGAAAGTAGCGCCGTTTGTGCCGACTACTGATGTTCCAGCAGATGACCATAGCGTTCCAGAGTTCCAAGTGTTATTTGTACCGCCTGTAAAAGTTGAGCCAAGACCTAATCCCCATCTAATTGATACACCAATGCCATTTGAAGAATCCCATGATGCAACCTGTGGGCCAGCAATAGTTATTGATTTTTGCTCCCAAGTATTAGCAGAAGAAATTGTGTAAGTAAATGGATATGAATGTGTAAAGGCTGAATTTAATAAAAGACCAGCAAAAGTTCCTGTTAATGAACTACGAACCCAAAACGACAAAGTAACTGTTTGTGCGTTTGCAGTTCCCCAATTAAGGTCTGCAATATTAAAACCCTCTATTGATTGGTTTATTTGAAAATAGTCAGTTGACGTTATTGAATAAGCTGATGTTGACGTATATCCTAAATAGTATTTATATCCTGATGGCAAATTTGTTCCAGTTAAATTGCCAGCGTTTTGTTGAACATTTAATTTAGAAGTTTGAGAGGCTACAGTTTTAAATCTATCTACTCCATACACACCATCATTTGCAGTAACACTTGCCCCCGCATTCCTTTGGTCAATATCCATCTCACCATTTATGATGCGGTTCTTGAAGCCGTAGTAACCAGTGGTTGTGCCTGTACCGCCATTAGCTTCAGGCAATGTGCCTGTAACAGTAGCAACATTGGTGGTAATGTTGGAAGTACCACTACTGATAGTGACGTTTGTTAACGTCAAATTACCAAGACTGGTAGTAGTATTACCTAAATAAACAGCAGTATTGCCAAGCGTAATCGCAGTAGCAAAATTGGTATCTAGTTGCGATAACGGTATTGCCGCAGTTGCAGTACCGAAAATATTAGGAACAGCCATTTTAAAACCTCACTCTCAATTCGTGTTCAAACTCGATTGTGTTAACGGCAAATGCAGGGTCAGAAGAAGTCATCGTCAAACCCAAATACTTACCATACTGTTGTGCATCTGACTTATACAAGGCGTACCCCGCACTCGTCAACCACCCTATTGTCGTAGAAGAATTGTTCACCCATGTAAGGGTGACGTTCTGATTGTTAAACCAAGTCACACTGTTGTTAAGGGTGTACACAGGGCTAGAGCCACTCTCACTATCCACAGTCACATTAAACGTACCGCCTGTAGTAAGAGTAGCCTCAATACCAAACTTTAACGCCTGTTTGGTACGGATAGGGTCTTTCATCGGAGATAAAGAAGTCTGTATCTCACTAGAAACGTTTGCAGTTGCATCTCCATACAAACGGAAAAGTGCAGTGTTTGTCACTCCATACAAGTTTATCAAGCCACCAACAGGTGCAGATGACAAATAACGTAATGCACCCTGACTAGTGATAAACCACTTTTTCTCAAAAAACACGCACTGTACAAACCTGTCTCCCGTTGTTGTTGGGAAAGTAGGCAATAAATAGAAGTTAAAAGCTGCACACAGGATGTTGTTGAGCAGGACTTGTCCAGCAGTTACAGGCCTAGCAAAGTCTATATACGGGAAAATACCATCCAGTTGGTCAGAAATCTTGCTTGTTGTTGAACCGACAAGGGCATACACCCCGTAGTTATTCATGAACAAAACTGAGCGGAAATAAGGGAAAACAGCGTATTTCAGCTTACTACCAACAGACGCAGACACGTTTGTGTTGGTAAACAGGGTATCCCCTGTATTTGTAATCCTGACATCAGAGAAGACGTTAATGCTGTCTTCACCAAAGATATAAAGAAAGTTGTTCGCAGACACCATGTGCTGAATATTGCCACGCAAGGTAGAGTCGGTAATAGTCTCAGCACCCGCAGAAACAGAGGTGAAATCAGTAGGACTGGTAGAAGAAGAATAGGTAACTGTACGACCTGTAGAAATCCAAACACGACCAGAAAATGTAGCAACACTGGATATTTCGTCTAGGTTAGGCACACCTATAACAGTGGCATTTGCGTTTCCTGAAGGTGTAGGTGGGGCAGCTATCGTGACAGTAGGAACACTTGTGAAGTTATTCCCCACATTTGTCATGATGACTTCAGTAACAGCATTACCAAAGACAATAGCAGTAGCGGCTGCGTTTGCTCCACCTCCACCTGTAATGGTGACAGCGGGAGGAGAGGCAGAATTATAACCAGAACCACTGTTGGTTACTTGTATATATAGCGCACCTTTAGTAAAGGTTAACAGTTGAGCGATAGCATTAGCACCACTGCCACCACCGCCTGTGATGGTCACTGATGGTGCAGCGGTATACCCGCTACCACCTTCTGTAACAGCTATAGAAGTTACCGCATTCGCCGTGATTGTTGCTTCTGCTGTAGCCTGTGTTCCGTTTGCTTGGTTAGGCGCAGAGATGGTTACTGCTGGCGCAGAGGTGTAACCTGAACCCCTTGCAGTCAAACCTATCCTACCTACACCACCCACATTGAGTAAGTTAGTGCCATCCCAAGAAAAGAGTCCCTTATTAGGGTCACCTATATATACTTCTTCGTTTTTCCACTGGGCTGTAGACACATTGGCAGAAGAGAAGGTGCCTGTTACAGCTACATTGCCTACAGTACCTGTATCTATGACTACATATTGCGCTCTTCCATCTTCTTGGAAAGCTAACAAATAGTCCAATAATCCAAGATTGGTATTTGTGAGAGTAGTGACTGTGTTACCAAAAGAGATAGCATTATTACCGCCATCTTTAACTGTGACTTGAGCAGGAACAATCTTGATGTTGCCAAAGCCGATAGGCATGGCGTTCTCTATCCACGAAAATTCTTCGTCATCAATGGCTGTCCTGTTGGACTTGGTATTTAAGCCCTTGAAGTTCTTATAGACAGCATAAGATTTCTTTTGCTCTGCTGCTGCCATGATTAGAACGTAGAGTAGGGGTCAGGGATTCTGCGTGTGTACACAGAGTTCAACACCGCTTGGATTTGCTTGGCATACTCCTGCTTGTAAATCTCAGCTTCTCCATAACTCTGCTCTTTGTACTTGGCTTTATAAGCCGCATAAAAAGCTACAGGCGTAGTGTAGGGGTCTTGTATTTGGTCATTAGCATTAGGCGTGTTCAAACTTAGCGCAGTAGGCAAGATAGTGCTATCTATCTCCACCACATAAGCTTGGTCAGGAACAGGGCCGACATAAATTGTGTTTTGTCCGTAAACAGAGAAACACACAGGTCTACCTACATAGTTTTGCCAGTAACGCAGTTGAGCGTTGAAGTTTGACCAGGGCAAGTATCGTAGTGGAATACGGCTGTTACCCCAATAAACATTGACATTCAGAATGTCTAGGGTTATGCCTGTAGCAATAGTAGCGTAGGGAATAATTTCCGCAGGGCCAGAATACTGCAAGGTGGCAGTTCCATCTGTAAATGGGGTAGAAGGGGGAAAAGTGTATCCAGAAGCAGGATAGGGTGGAGCAGTAGTGCTAAGTACACCGCTAACAGTTACTTCATATATGAAGATGTTGTTGAATACAAACTGACCAGCAGTAACAGTAGCACCCGCAGTCCACACGGTTGCGGGTACACCTGTACTAGAAATTGGGGTGGCAGTTATTTGCAGGGTGCGTAAACACCCTGTATCTCTCGCTACTCGCTCACGGGCATCGTTGATGTAGTCCGTTAGCTCCGAGGTAGACCAGAAGACAGAGTTTGCATCATGCAATAACCGCTGTACTTCCGTAATGTAGGAAGAGAGAGTTGCCATGTTACCTTCATGTTAAGCAACCCTCTGATTGACCTTTCCCCCAACGGATTTCTCAATCCGTAAGGGTACTACGCCAACCGCCGAGGGTAACGAGCGGTTCTTTAGTGGAGGCTCTGAAGAAATATTTACTTTCTTCAAAGTTTCCATTGCTTCTTCAAGTTCGCTATGAAGACGTATCATGCCCAACTGGACTAGATACTTCTCTTTGTCCTCATCTCCGTAACCAATCATGTGTCTAGCAGCAGGTACAGTAAGTTCTACTGTCTTGCCGACAGGAAAATCATAGCCGACATAGTTGTACTCAGCGTACAGGTCTTTATCGGTGTTATTGGTTACATAAACGAGTTCTGTCATAGTGATACAACGTCACCGTATACGTGTATTTCAACCGTGTTGTTTGCAGCAGCCGCTGTGTTAACGCACAGGAACAAAGAACCAGAGTAGATTGTTGTGGCAGTGTTTGCTGTCAGGTTCAAATCTTGGTATCTGGTTGTAGCTGTTACGTTTGATAACACAGTTGCATTTGAAACTGCATTTGCAAGCGCACCATCACTACTTGTTAAAATAGTGACGTTTGCAGCAGCAACAGTTCCGTTTGCTTGAGACACGGTTATACGGCGAACAATGTAGCTTGTACCGATAGTAGGAATAACGGCAACAGCATTACCAGTGCTTCCCAAACCTACGGGAGCAGAGGTAACACCGATAACGTAATTGCCAAAGCTATCGGGATAACGAGTTCCTACAGCATTCGAGTTAGCCATGCTATCCCCTTATGATGTGTAAGTGCTGTTTGCATTGATACCACCATTGATGGTAAGAGCAACAGCAGCACCAGCACCCGAAGCCATAGACTGAGCAAACACGTTTACGCCATCAGACAAAATCATACCGCCAGTGTTATTGGCGAGAAGAGTTGCGATAGAAGAACCGTTGTTTGCAGTAATGATTACGTTGGTAGTGGGAAACACCAGGTATGTACCAGCAGGAATCACTGTGCCAGCGTTAGCGGCAGTCAGAGAGACATTGGCAAAGTAAGCACCAGCAGTGTTGGTGGTTGCATTCGCCAGAATGATTTTGTTCATTGCTAAAGCCATGTCTTTTTCTCCTTACAGTGAAAGGTAGTTGTAACCCGTCACCTTGGTCATGGCTTTGGGCTTGACGTTCACCAATTCGGCAATCATCAAAACCGCACCAACATAACCAATTTGCCAGTTAGGAAGTGTGGACTCAAAACCTGTAAACACAAAC